TAAATAATGTATCAGGTGGTCTATCAGTTCAAGGCACGTTGTCAGTCGGTGGTAACTCTACGTTTGGTGGTAATGGTTCGTTTGATGGTACGGGTAGTCTAGGTACTCCAGTAGGTACAACTGCACAACGCTCTGGTTCAGGTATCCGCTACAACACCACACTGTCACGCTACGAAGGCTACGACATCAATGCTTCTACATGGAGCACTATCGGTGGCGGTGCAACAGGTGGCGGTGCTAACCAAGTATTCTACGAGAACGATCAGAACATAACTGCTAGTTATTCAATAGGCGCAAATAAAAACGCCATGACTACAGGCCCAGTGACTATCACTTCATTTGCGGGTACAGGTTCAATTGCATATAGCGGTTTAACTAATGAGACTACGTTAACTGTAACCGTTGTGACTTCGGGCAATTTATATATCGGCGCTGTTATTACGGGAACTGGTGTTTCTGTGGGTACAACTATTACATCTTTTGGTACAGGTAGTGGCGGTGCAGGCACTTACTTAGTTAACATCCAACAAAACGTAGGAAGTACGGCGATAGCATCGGACGTTGTAGTCACTGTACCTACATCATCTAACTGGGTCATTCTAGGATAAGACATGGCAAACATTATTAAAGCAGGTAACGCAGCTGGCGGGTTCAGCATAACCCCTGACCAGAGTGGTGTATTAAATATTAGAACAGGTACAGGTGCAGGTGGCACTACAGCACTTACTATTGACGAAACTCAAAACGCTACATTTGCCGGTAACTTAAATGTTAGTGGTGTACTTAGTGGTGGCGGATTAAGTGGTGTTAGACAGTTACTACAAACTTCTTTTACTACTCCACAAACAATTACTTCTACCTCAGCAGTAGCAACAAACATTGTTGGTTCTATTACACCGTCGTCTACTACAAGTAAAGTGTTAGTAGTAGTTAATATTGGGTCGGCATATTTAAATCAAGGGGCAGCTGCTCCGGGGGTGTTTTCGTTATATCGAAATATTGGTGCAGTAGCTCCTTCATCTATTGTTACTCCGTGGTTCCATAGTACTTGGATTATTGGGTCAAACACTAGCCCAGCAGCGCCAGCATGTGCTATGTTTTTAGATTCCCCTAATACAATATCTCAAGTTACATATACCGTATATTGCTCTGTAGGCGTTAATTATGCTCCAATTACTGTCCAGTATCAGAACGTACCTACATATGTAACATTAGCTGAATTCAAGCCTTAAGGAATAAACATGTCATTAGTCGTCAACGGATCAACAGGATCAATCATAGGCACTTTACCTGCCGGTATGGTTATGTACTTTGCAAACTCAACGGCACCACAAGGTTGGTTCCAATGCACTGGCGCAGCAATATCTAGAACAAACTACGTAGACTTATTTAACGCTATCGGCACTACATACGGTGCAGGTGACGGTGCTACTACATTTAATTTACCAGACTTCCGTGGGCAGTTCTTACGTAGTTGGTCAAGTGCAACTTCTACTGCCGCAGTTGTTACAGCCACAATTAATAACGCGGCTACTCCAACCCCCGCAGCAGGTACTGTTCTTACGGTTACTGCAGTTGTATCAGGGCGTATTGTGTTAGGTCAAACTCTATCTGGTACAGGTGTAACTGCAGGTACTAGAGTTATTGCTCAAGTTAGTGGTACTACGGGTGGTGTGGGCGTATACACAGTAGATATAAGTCAATTAGTAGCTTCAACAAACATAACTTGTACAGTACCAGACTCAGGTCGTGTTATTGGGTCTAATCAGATTGATGCTTACCCTGCTCACACCCACAATACTCAATTTATTAACTCGTTTAGTGGCGGTGGGTATAACGCACAGTTTGGAGTAAATAGCATATTTACGTGGCCTAATGGTGCTACTTCTTATAATAGCCCTACTTCCTCGGCAGGTTCTGGCACCGAAACACGCCCGGTCAACGCCGCCTTAATGGTCTGCATCAAATACTAAGGAATAACTATGACTATATCTTTAAGCGGAACTACCGGCATTATTACACCCGGTGAAACAGTTAACGGCGATGAGACAGTTACAGGTAATTTATATGTGCTTGGTAACTTAGCAGTTACAGGTTCAGGTGTTAGTCCTATACCTTCGATGTCTGTTGTAACTACCACATCTACTTTTACTATCCCGGCGGGTATTACTAAAATGCGTGTCACAGTAGTAGGTGGCGGCGGTGCGGGTGGTAATAGTTCAAGCACTGCGGGTTCAGGTGGTGGCGGTGGCGGTACAGCTATCAAAGTACTCACAGGTTTAACTCCCGGTGCTACCTTAGCTGTAACTATTGGTGCAGGTGGTGCGACAGCTAGTGCTGCAGGTGGTACTACAAGTGTTGCTTCTGGCTCCCAAACTATCACGACTATCCAAGCTACTGGTGGTGCAGGTGGTTCAACTGGTGCTTCCAATGCTGCAGGTGGTATAGGTTCAGGCGGCGATTTAAATATCAAAGGTAATGCTGGTTCAGGTAACTATAACTCCGGTACTGCTGGTGGTAGTGGGGGTAGCTCGTTCCTTGGCGGTGGTGGTATGTCAAGTACTGCAGGTGGTAGTTATGGCGGTGGTGGTGGCGGTTCCACAGGTAGCCCCGGAGCAGCAGGTGTTGTAATATTTGAATACTAAGGCGTACGATGCCCCTACAAAAACTTCAGTTTCGCCCCGGAGTTAACCGAGAGGGTACTACACTTTCCAATGAAGGTGGCTGGTTTGACTGCGACAAAGTGCGGTTTCGTTCTGGCTATCCTGAAAAAATAGGTGGTTGGAGACTTCTGTCAGATGGAACTTACCTTGGTACCGCACGTTCGTTATGGAATTGGGTAACCCTTGCTGGCTACAACATGCTAGGTGTCGGCACATCATCAAAGTTTTATATTGAACTAGGTGGTGAGTTTAACGATGTAACCCCTATACGCCAATTTGCTACGCTTACTGACCCGTTCACAACCACCAACGGTTCCGTAGTAGTTACTGTAGCTGATGCTAACCACGGTGCTATTACAGGTGACTTTGTTACTTTTTCTGGCGCTACTGGGTTTGCAGGTATACCTGCCGGTGAGTTTAATCGTGAACACCAAATAACTTATATTGATTCAAACAGCTATTCAATCTTAGTAGAAACACCGGCTACTTCAGGTACTACTGGGGGTGGTACTGTACAAGCAGCGTATCAATTAAATACTGCGTCAGACGTAGGCTCTACGCAAACGGGCTGGGGTGCTGGTCTATGGGGTGGCACTTCAACTAACGTTGAAACAACTAAGATTAATGTTATAGGTGGTATCAACAACTCAACAGCTACGATAACAGTACAGTCTACTACTGGGTTCCCAACATCGGGCATACTATTAATCCAGAACGAACTTATAACTTACTCAGGTATAACTTCACTTACCTTTACTGGTTGCGTACGTGGAGTTAACGGCACTATTGCTGCAGCACACGCAAACAATATTAATGTACAAGATGCTTCAGGCTACGCTGGGTGGGGTCAGTCAATATCTACATCAGTTAATACTAAACTTCGCTTGTGGAGTCAAAGTAACTTCGGTCAAGACTTATTGTTTAACCCACGAGGCGGCACGCTATATCATTGGGCACCGGGTCCTGAGTTGTTCCCTGACTTTAGTACAAACAACCCATCACATGCAGTTGGTGTATTTTCTGGTTTAGCTACAACTGCTAGTGGCAGTCCGATTATAGATGTTACAGATGTATATGAAGGTGCTATACACGTTGGTATGGATATAGCTGGTGCGGGTATACCTGCTGAGACAACTGTTTTATCGTTTAATCCGGGTTCTACTGGGGCTACAGGTCAGTACACACTAAGCAAAAACGCTACAGCGTCAGCCTCAGGTGTGAGTATTGCAGGTACATCCGATGCTCCAGTTGTTATTAACCAAATTTTAGTTTCGGATTCATCGCGTATTACTATTGCGTTTGGGTGTAACGATTATGGCGAAGCAGCAATGGACCCAATGCTTATACGTTGGTCAGCACAAGAGAGCTATACAGATTGGACTCCATTAATAACCAACCAAGCAGGTAGCTACCGTTTATCTCACGGCTCTCAGATTATTAGTGCTATACAGACTCGTCAAGAAATTGTAGTTTGGACTGACTCAGCTGTGTACTCTATGCAGTATCTTGGACCACCTAACGTGTGGGGCTTTACCCTACTAGCGGATAATATATCTATTGCTTCTTCTAATGCTGCGGCTACTGCGGCTGGTGTTGTGTACTGGATGGGTACAGATAAATTCTATGTTTACTCTGGTCGTGTAGAAACATTACCTTGCGCACTTCGTTCTTACGTATTTGATGATATTAACCGTAGTCAGCTTAGTCAGTTCTTTGCTGGTACTAACGAGGCGTACAGTGAAATATGGTTCTTCTACTGCTCAGCGGGTTCTGAGGTTATAGATAAGTATGTCATATTTAATTACCTTGACCGTGTGTGGTACTACGGCACTATGCACCGTACAGCTTGGTTAGATAGTCCACTACGAATATTCCCACAAGCTGCAGCAGCTACTAACCAGATTGTGTTCCACGAAGCTGCGGTTGATGATGGCCTAACAAACCCACCAAGTGCTATCAATTCTTATATAGAAACGGCTGACTTTGATATTGGTGATGGGCACAACTATGGGTTCGTATGGAGGATGTTACCCGACGTAACATTTAACGGGTCTAACACAAGTAACACTGCTGACCAACCACAAGTACAGTTTACATTACGCCCTAAACAAAATCCGGGTTCGCCTTATGGCCCGACTAGTTCGCCTACAGTAGCTACGACACAGAACTACTCCAACGTGCGTACATACAACGTACAAGAGTTTACTGAGATAATCTATACTCGAGTGCGTGGTAGACAGATGGCATTTAGGATTGAGTCAAATACTGTTGGTACACAGTGGCAGTTAGGTACGCCTCGTATGGACGTTAAACCTGATGGGCGCAGATAATGAGTACAGGCACAACAAGAAACCCTCCATTACCCCTTGCACCTGTTGCATATGATCGTGCTTACGTGGATTCGGTGCATAACATCTTACGTCAGTACTTTGCGCAGTTAGATAATGCTGGGCCATCGGCTGCTTCGACATTAAGACCTGATGTAAATACTGTGATTGCAGCGTTGAACTTTAGTGAAGTAAACCAAACAACTGGACAGCGTCGGATAAGCTGTCCTACTAACGCAGACTACGCAGCGGGTAAGTTAAGGACTGGGGATATTTACTACGATACCTCTACATATGTACTTAAAATTGTGCCTTAAAAGCACTAAAATGATATCATTGACAAATATGCATATAAATACAAATCCTGACTATATTGAGTTTGCCGAGGCTGATGACATTTGGGTCCGAGCTTACACTATTGACAACAAACATTCTGTGGCAGTGCAGCATATGCATGAGCATGACCATATTACCTTAGTAGCACGTGGTGAAGTTTCATATTGGGAAGATGGTGCTGAAGTTTCTAGGCATGTAGCCCCAGCCCTGCTGACTGTACAAGCGGGTAAGAAGCACGCATTCGTATCTTTGACTGATGATGTGGTGCTATGTTGTTTACACAATCTACGGGGAACTGGTCTAGAAGCCCCCAAAGTTCTTAATGAGGTGATGTAATGATTGCTGCTCTTATCGCTGCTTCAACTGCTAAGCTTGCCGCCGCTGGTACCACTGCCGCTGCCGCTACTACTGCCGAAGCCGCTGCCGCTGCCGCTGCCGCCAAAGCCGCTGCCGCTGCTACCACTGCTACTGCTGGCACTACCGCTGCTACTGCTGGCACTACCGCTGCACTAGAGGCGGCTAAACAAACGGCTATTCAAAATGGTATACAAAACGTTGGGGCAGAAGCTGCTAAAAGCGCAGGGGTAGAAGTTGCTAAACAAGCTGGTACTGAAGCTGCTACACAAAATGTTGTCAGAGAAGGCATTATGTCTGGCACTAAACAAGCTGGTACGGAAGCCGTTACACAAAATGTTGGGCAAGAAGTAGCTAAAGAAGGTATAGATCAAGCTACACAACAAGCTATACAAAATGGTCAAGGTGGTTTGGACGCATATGGTCAATTCACACAAGCACCGGGGTCTATTGATCCAGCTGCAAATTCAGGTATAGCATCAAAGCCATATGTTAATGCCCCACCAACTCCCGGTACCCCCGGCACCCCGGTTGACATAAACGCAGGGTTAGAAAAAGGTATTGATTACATGGAAATGCCCGGAGTAGATGTTCCACACGCTGGGGAAACAGCAACTGGGTTACAAAAGGGCTTTGAGTCTGCAATGAAGTTTGCTAAAGACAACCCAATGGCTACTATGGTTGGTATGCAAGGACTAGGCTCGTTAATGAATTCTAATTCCGGTTCTAGTGGCCCACCAAAGAAAACATATTCACGTAAAGGTGATATGTCAGGCTTTAAATCTAGTGAGCCTAGCACTATTGAGTACAACCCTATATTCCAACCAACCCCGTACGCTGGAGGTGGCATTGCGTCGTATGCGGTAGGTGGCGAAGTTGAACAGATGTCTGCACAAAATGCATTAAGTTCAAACCAAATGTACCCGCAGTCTCAACTACAGACCCCAATGTATAGTAACCCAATGGCGCAGCGCCCAATACAAAACAACGTAATTAATACGGGTATTGATGCTCCTGTTGATCCTTATAGCGGTGAACAGGTATATGCTAAGGGTGGTACAACAACAAGCTCTAATGCATCAAAAAGATATGCGCAGATGATGGGTGTACAGTCTGCCGAACAGCAAAAGGCTAATGAGGATTACTTACAAGCTTATAATAAGCGTGAAATGGCTAGTAGTATCCACACAGACTCAGATATAGATACCGCTAGGCAAGATCCAATGCACGCATCAATGACTAGACTAAAAAAGATTGGTAAGCGTGTAGGTATTAAACCAGTCGAAATGCCTAAGTCTGCTATTACTGACGCAAATGTATTCCATGCAGCTGCAAACGGCGGTATCATGCACAGCTTAGGTGGTTATTCTGATGGTGGTCGTTTATTGAAAGGTCCCGGCGATGGCGTTAGTGATTCTATCCCTGCTACTATTGGTGATCGTCAGCCCGCTCGTCTTGCTGATGGTGAGTTCGTGGTGCCTGCACGTATCGTATCAGAGTTGGGAAATGGATCTACAGAGGCCGGTGCAAGAAAACTCTATCAAATGATGGAACGTATCCAAGCTGATCGCAAGAAAAGCATTGGCAAAGGCAAAGTCGCAGTTAACTCCAAAGCAGCTAAACATTTACCTAAATAAAGATGCCCCTATATCAAATACCACCTAATCAATTACCACAAGTATGGCCTACCGCAGCACCAATGTTACAACGGGCGATTGATCTAGAACCCGAAGCTAACACGATTGAGCAAATTGAATATGCAGTGCGCACAGGTAGGATGTTCTTGTTAGTGTGGGAAGAGCCAGAGCAAGGTATAACAGGTGCAGTAACAGTTGAGTTTATTGACTACCCCCGTGAGCGTATAGCGCATGTAAGTTTAATGGGTGGTAAAGGTGTAGTAAGAGATTATGTATTTGCAGAAGCAATGAATTGGATGCGTAGCTACGGTGCCACTAAAGCACAATGTTGGACTAGAGGTACGCTGGTTGATATGTACAAAAAAATGGGTATGGAAAACACCCACCAAGTAATGAGGATTAATTTATGAACATCCTAAAATGGCTTTTTAACCCTGAGTGGTTTACGTTCAGCTTTGGTGGCGGTGGTGGTGGCACTACTTCTACAGGTACTACATACACATCCAACATACCTGAATATCTGCAGCCTTATGTCGAAGACATGATGCAGTCTACGCAAAAGGAAATATATCAATATGATGCTGCAGGGAACAAGACTGGCTTCAAACCTTTCCAATCTTACGCTCAATACGACAAAGCGCGTGGTGGAACCGGTGAGACCGTTGCAGGCTTTACCCCAATGCAATCACAAGCAATGCGGGGAATACAAAACTATCAACTCCCCAACCAAACCCAATACGGCTCCCAAATGGCAGGGATGGCTGGCTTAGGTTCAATGCAAGCTGGTAATCAATACGCACAACAAGCTACTAACCCTTACGCAACACAAGCTTATATGTCTCCTTATATGGAGAACGCACTACAACCACAGATGCGTGAAGCCGCTCGTCAATCAGCTATGCAAGGTCAAGCTAATCAAGCTCAAGCAGTACAACAAGGTGCATTTGGTGGTAGTCGTTCAGCCCTTGTAGAAGCGGAGCGTCAACGTAACTTAGCCCAACAACAAGCAGATATATATGGTAAAGGTACACAAACTGCTTTTGAACAGGCGCAACAAGCTCAGCAATTTGGTGCTAACTTAAACTTACAAGGTTTAGGTCAAGGTCTAGAGGGTGCGAAAACATTAGGTGCATTAGGCCAGCAACAATATAGTCAAGAACTAGGTTTAATGGGTCAACAGTTAGCTGTCGGTAAAACACAACAAGACTACGAACAAAACCGTCTCAACCAAATCTTACAAGACTACGGTACATCACAACAATACCCACTCATGCAGTTGGGTGTTTTAAATGCTATGACTCGTGGTCTACCTATGCAGTCGTCTAGTAGCCAGATGTACCAAGCTCAACCTTCTGGTATATCTCAAGCTATGGGTAGTATTGGTGCTGGCTTAGAGTTGTACAAAACAGCTAAGTCTGCATTCGGTGCTAACGGCGGTGCAGTTAAAGAAATGTCTGGTGGTGGTGTTGCTACGGGTGTTCCACCTGCTAAGCTACCGAGTATGCTGCGTAAATTATCGGATGGGCAGTTAGAACAAAAAGATAAAGATCAAAGCACAGACCCTGCTACTGGTGAAGATGTTGATGCAGAACTAGCTCGCCGTAATACCTTACGTAGCGGGATTAAAGGTATGGCTGCTGGTGGTGCTGTTGCCTTCAAGGAAGGCGAACAAGTTAAGGACGAAGAAAAAACTAAAAAGGGTATTCTGGAAAAAATACAAAAAGAATCTCCAACAACTCCAGCACTACAAACTACCCCTGTAAGCGAAGGTATTGTTGCAGAACCAAAAGCTTCAATGGATACAGGCATACAGGAAGTAAATAGAGGTTTGGCTAACCTTGCGGTTACTGAAGAAGCTCCTAAACCAGCAGTTGGTCCAACACGTGAGGACATGTACGCTGCCCAAGAAAAACTTTTAACAGACCAAGCTGCTGCAGAAAAGCTAAAGAGTGAAAGAACAGTTAATCAAGTTATTGCGGCGCAGAATGCAGAAAGAAAAGCAGCGGGCTTCGTTGACCCAGCTATTGCAGAGCAACAAACTATAGATGAAAGAAAAGCAAAAATTGAAGGTGATACCCGTGAAGCTGCACAAGATCGCCTTACTAAGTTCTTAATTGATTGGGGTAAAATCCCCGGCCCTGCATTAAATGGTTTTATTGGTTCCGCAAGTAACCTAATCGAAGCTAACATAGAAGATAAGAAGCTACGTAAGAAATTGCTGGAAGACTTAGAAGACGCTCGCCTTGGTATTAATCGTGGTGTGTACGAGCGTAGACTTGGTAACGAGAAAGAAGCTCGTACTGAAATAGCTCAAGCAGGGGAGAAATACTACACTATTAACGAAAAGATACTACAACATAAAGAAAAGGTATACCTGAAGCAGTTAGACCTAGAAAACAAGATTGCACAAATGGAATTAAAAGGTGAGATTGCTGCACTTAAAGGTGCAAATAAAACAGCCATAGTACAACAAGCAGAAATTAAAGCCCGTGCTTTGGTTGAGAAATACGTTAGAGAGATAGCCGCTGGTACAATGACTGTAGCGCAGATTGAAAACATGGCGTTGGATCAAGTATTAGCTTTACAACCTCAAGTAGCTGCTGCTCAGACAGCCGTGGTACCTCAGATACAAAACGCTGCTACTAATGTAGTTAAGTCTGAAACAGATATAGCAGACGCTGAAACTAAACGATTTGACGCTATAACAAAACGTAACGAAAAAGTAGCTTCAGAAATACGTAACTCTTTAGTACTAGGAGAAGGGCGCAAGCAAGTTTTAGCTGCTGAAGAAAAAGCTAGAAAAGCTGGTGGTGATGCAGCAGCAATAAAAGCGGCGGGTGCAGCAGTTGCAGATAAAATTACAAAAGAGGTTGAGGCTAAAAATCCAATACCTTCAGCGGTAAGGGCAGCACCACCAGCAGCCCCGGCACCAAAAGTAGAAACACCACCGTTACCACCGGGCTTTAAAACAGATAAAAAATCCTAAACTATGACTCTACAAACTGCAACTAATCCTGATACTGGCGAACGTGTAGCATTAGTAGATGGGGAGTGGAAGCCAATTACCCAGTCAGCTACAAACGCCGAGGGTACTAAAGCTTATTTGGTTGGCGGGTCTTGGGTAGTGGATGATCGTGCTGCACCTACACCAAAGCAAGAAGCTAAAGCAGAACCTAAGCCAGCGGCTACGGAAAAAGAAGTAGACCCAAGAACAGGGAAGCCATACCCTGAGGCTGTTGCTTTGCCTGAAAAAGATCTGTGGGGTAAGTTTAAAGACCTTGTTTCTAGAAACGAAGTAGAAACCTTAAAAGCTAGAGCTGCTAATGAAGCCGCTGCTAGACGTACTGCGGCGGAACGTGGTGTACCTATAAGCCAAGTATATAAAGAGTCTGGCGGGTATAGACCTACGTTTAACCCTGAGGGTAGAGAAGGTATACAAGCTTCAATTGAGGCTACAACAGCAGCTGCAAAGTCAACAAAAGAAACTTTACCCGCCGCCGCTAATACATACTTAAGAGCAGTTCGTGGTGGTGACATACCAGTCAAAGATAAGTCATGGCTAGACAGAGCTATTACCGCTACTAAACCTGAAGAAAAAGTTGTAGATAAAAACGTAGAAGCTTTTGCTAATGTAGGTGAGTCTATTGGTTTTTCTGCTGCGACTATGGTTGCTTCTATTCTAGCAGGTGCTGCAGCTAGTACGGTGTCTAGCCCTATTGGGGGCGTTGCTGCTGGTATGGCTACATCCGGTGCTTTATCGTATAGCGCAACTAAAGATCAGTTTTTAGAAAGAGTAAAAGAAAAACTCGATAAAGAATCCGTAAGACTTTTTGAGCGCCCTTTAGATGAGAAAGAATGGGAAAAGGCTAAAAAAGATTATGATTCCTTAGCTACACAATATGGTGCATGGGAAGCTATTCCAGAAGCAGTTAGTAATGCGTTAATGCTCAAAGCTTTTACTGCACCTCTCAAATATGTAAACTCAGCAGAAAAGTTATCTAAGATAGCGTTACGTGGTGCAGCGGGTCAAGTACCAGAACAGTTATCCGAAACAATAACAGCATTAGGGCAAAACGCAGCCGAGCTAAAAGCTGGACTCACTAAAGAAGAGATGGGTGTAGCTGATGCTTTCCGTGCTCAGTTTGTACAGTCTTTAATTACAGCTGGAGTTATGAACGCTGGTGCAAAAACCGTACAAGCTTCCCGTGATTTTTATGTTAAGTATGTAGAACCTAAGGTTAGTCCCGGGTCAGCATTAGGTCGTGCTATCCAAGCAGATATAGATGCAACTGCCTTCCAAGCTTCACAACCACAAAGATATACCGATACTGGTAAAGCAGCACAACCCCCACAAAGACGTGACGTAGAAGCGCCAGTATCCCAATTCCCTGCTCCACCTACTAACTTAGAGCTAGAGAAAACACGTAATAAAGCTATAGAGACAGAGCCACCAACAGGCTTAGAGCTAGAGAAAACACGTAAGGAAGGTATAGAAACAACACCACCTGCAGCCACCCCAGCTGATCCTTTGACTGAGCTTTTAAAGGCACGTAATCAAGGCATAGAAACAGAGCCACCTGCGGTTACTCCTAAAGCTGAACCTATTCCTGATGAAGAAGTAGAAGCTAAGATACAGGCATTAACCCAAGACTTTATGGTTAAAGGGTTTGCTGAAGATGATGCTCGTATGCTTGCAGAGCAGGTAGTTAGTGAGAACCGTGCAGGTAGAGTATTAGAAAGAGATGTAACTGCAGATGAACAACGCACTGTAGAGGGAAAGGCCGAACGTGCGCTATTACAGATGGGAGGAAACGATGTTACTGCCGAGCCACCAGCTTATATCACTGAGCCTAGCACAGATCAGTACGGCAATGAAGTGCCTAGCAGACAACAGTTATCCACCGAAGGAATTAGCGGACCTCTCGCTAGAGGATTGGATGCTAGTCGGAGAATGGTTGGACAATTTGATGAAGGAGATGGACGAGAGCGAGATTCATTAGACGCTAATAAACAACGTGTTCAATCTCAAGTATCTCAGGCATTCAACCGTGAAGCATATCCAGACTTAGGTGTACAACTTGGGGCTGATTGGGTACGTCAAACCTTATCAAGAAACCCAACACCTGAAGAATACCAAGATGCTGCTTATGCTCGTCTAGAAGAATTAAATGGTAGAACGCCAGAATTTTCACAACCCGCAAAGGAAACACCACGTGTCACTGAAACCCCTCAAGCCATCGAAACAAAAGAAGAAAGACAAGAAGCACCCAAGCCAACCGCACCCACAATAACAGCACCTGCGCCCGTAGCTACGACCGTAGAAGAAACTAAAAAAGAAGAAGCTGCTCCACTAGAGCTAGCGGCTACACGTAATGAAGAAATAGAAACCGATGAGGTGTATGTACCACCTATTGTAAAAACAATTACAGCATCAGAAGCCTCATTACCTAAGGTTCCTAAGCCACGTAAGCCGGGTGGTGGTCGTACTAAGTCTGAGGGAGCAAAGACCGAAAAAGAACGTAATGAGCAATCAAAAGATATTGCTAAGTTCAATCGTGATGTTCTGACAGGGGTTAAAGCAGCTAAAAAAATGGAGGAGCCTACAGGGTTCTTCCCAACGACACAAGAATACGACTATGCGGAAGCTGTACGTATAAGAACACTTGAGGAAATACGTACAAAACTTTATGGCCTGTACTTAAGTAATGATATTAAAGCTGGGTACATTGCTGCTAAAAATTACATACGTAGCTTAAAGCCCTCTGAACTAGAACGCATTAAAGCACTGCATGAGGGTACGGCTGAGCCACATCCAATACCTCCAACCCCTACAGGTATGGTATGGGTGCCTAATGCTAATGAAGCAGGTGTAGGTGGGATACTAGTCCCTCAAGAAGACATCGTTGATAAATACGAAGCCTTATGGGAGTCTGAGAAAGAAGCACGTAGAAGTGGTGCTGTAACTAAAGAGCAGCTATTTGCCAGAGCTATACGTTCTGCTGCTAACGCATACAAAAATAAAATAGAGAAGATGCGTATAAGGAAGTTCCATGGGGAAGAAAAGAAGTCTAGTAAAGTTGTTGCTCCTAAGCCAGTAGAAGTTAAAAAGACTGAGGAAGTTGAGAAGAAAGAAGCTGAACCGACTGGTCTTGATTGGAAAACAGAATCGACTGAAGAGCCAATACCTCGCTTTACTCCTACTGAAGAAGAGGAAGCAGAGTTCGGTCGTTTACGCAGAGAAGAGAAGGCTCCTTCTAGGTCTTTAGAACAAAGAATAAAAGACTTAGGGGTAAAAGTAGAGGAAGAGGAAGAAACATCTGAAGATGAGTATGGTGAAACTCAGGAAGACTTACAGGATTTAATAGAAGAAGAGTTAGATGAGGATGATAGAGCCTTACTAGCTGACCATTATGGTCGGGATTCGTTTGACAAAAGGGCTAAGTCTGAGTTCATAGCAGACATACAGTTAGCCATGCGTGAAGGTCTTGAGGCTGTATCTAGCGTACTTCACGAAATCATTAGGCGCTTACAGGCTGGTGTGCTTGCGGCAGTGATAATAATGAACCCTGATTATATGTCTCAGCCTATGGCTATGGCTATACCTATGTATGAAACCAAAACGGTTCAGGTAAGAGCAGAAGTACCAGCTGAAGCTGCGGCTAAAATGTCTGAAGGTGCTAAGACTGCATACTCAGTAATATACCCAGCAATGGAGCAGAAGTTAAAAGAGAAGAATAAGAACTTTATTATTACAGATAAACCTACAGCAACAGTATTTATCTTTGGTCCTGATGGTAAGTTGGTTCTGGATAACAAAGTATTACTTGGTCTGCAAGAAGGGGACTACTTTAAAGGTGATAACGAAATACCTACCAACCGTATAACCCCTGCTGGTTTGTATACCATGGGCTTACGTGATGCTGCTCGAGGTGTAACGGATAACGGTGGGGATGAGAAAAGAACTGCTGGGCATTATGATTTTGGTAAAGTGTTTGTGTTGGACAAAGCTATTGACGGTAAGGCTTCTGTAACTCTGTTCCACTCTGTATGGACAAAAGAGAAAGACGCTAAGCAACGCCTAGCCGCATTACAAAAACCGGGTGCTGAAGACTCACGCTATTCGTTTGGTTGTATCAACGTAGCCAAGCCAGTCTATAAGTATCTACTGGATACTCAGCAAAACCGTATGGATGGTGCAGCACTATTTGTCGTGCCTGAGAACCCAGCCAACACAATGGACTTTATCAACGGTAAAGCAACGGCTTCAAAAGACCTTGTTCGCCAAAAGGTAGAGCCATTAACTACAGAAGTAAAAGAAAAAGTACCTACAACTCCGGGTGAAAAGAAAGCTACGGGAGAAGCTAAGGCTATAGCAAGAGAAGAAGAGTCTGGTGCATTACCAGCGGGTATCGCTTTTGCAGGCGCACTTGCAGCACGTAGACGTAAGAAGGGTGAGAAGACCAACGAAGATACCATAATTGATAAGATTATTGACGGTACTTTGAACACTGCTGTAGCTAAGAAAATGAATCTGTCGGACTTAGCCGCCCTGACTGCGCAAGCAGCACAGATAGTTGCATATGAGCATTCAACAGAATCGGACCTTACATTTGCAAATATAAACAATCTATCCGATGCGTTGATCTATATACAGCAGTCAGGTACGTTGTTAGATGCAGGTATTGCTGCAGCCATATACTCGGGTGACAATAAGAAAATAACTGACAACGTAAGTCTCTTAACCATAAACCCAGATACTAAGTATGGTAGTCAGTTTGCGCAAGAGATGCAGGGTGAATTAAAAGGTGCAAACGCTTTGTACTTCCCTTCAGATGATTTTAAAAAGGGTTATGTACTTCTGGCACATCCAAAGTATGGACACAATGGCACCAATGCATTAGCAGTTCTACATGAGGGTTTACATGCCATTACGTATGCAAAAATAAAATACGTACAGAACATGATAGATATGGGGAGAGAAAAAGAAGTCCCCGCTAGATTGATGGATGCCTATAAGTCCTTAGAAGAACTAATGGGTAGAGCCGAGGCAGCATACCAAAACACAAGTGGTAATGCTAGGTTGGACGAGCTTGCTAGCTCTGAAGCTTTTACTGACGTGAATGAGTTTGTTTCGTATGGGTTAACTGATACCGATATGAAAGCATTCTTAATGCAGATACCCGGTACAACAACTAAGACTTCTGGTTTCTCATCTTTTGTAAATGCTTTGATGCAGCTGTTAGGTATAAACCCTAAGGAACAATCAGGGTTCAAGGATTTTGTTCTTGTAACTAGTGAGTTAATACAAGCTAAGTCTCCATCTCCAGCTAAAGTTGCAGCATCAAATGCAGAGAAAGAAAACCTTGTTAAGTACGCAAAGAAGAGAATACTGACTGTAAAGGAAGCTAAGGAAAGATATTTTGCGACTAAAACCCCAGATGAAAGACGCAGAGCTTTAGGATCATTGCTTGCAGTGGCTCGTGATTCTAGCCTTTGGATGGCTTATATAAAATCTAACTTTGAAAAACTACCGCTAAACAAGTTAGACGTAATGCTTCGTGCTTCTCCTACGGATCGCTTATACAGGCTTGCTAAAGAATTAGGCGTGGGTGTAAATGCAATTAATGATATTAAGAACGGCATAGACGAGAAGAACCAATTCAGAAATCGTACCCTCCGCACAGTAGATACTTTAGCCCGTAACTGGAGTAAGTTAAAAACTCGTGATGCAGAGCGTTTGTCTTCTGTTATGCAAATATCCACAATGTCTCAGAAAGACCCATCACTTGGACCAACAGGTAATGCAAGCTTAGATGCTACGTGGAAACTATTATCTCCAAAAGCTAAGACATTATATGCGGATGTCCGTGACTTCTATGTAAATAACTATAACCTGTATCGTGCTTTACTCAACCAACGAATTAATAATGCAAACTTAAGTAACACGTCTAAGCAAATGTTGATGGACGAAATAAAGCAGATGTATGAGACAGGCGCAAAGTTAGCTCCGTTCTTCCCACTAATGCGTTATGGCGATCACTGGGCGCGTTTAGGTAAAGGGGACAATCGCATATTCATTATGGACGACAGCGCAACTATACGTGACGACTATATAAATGAATTTATTAAAGAGCAACGGAAGTTAGGTGACAATAGAAGTCAAGAGCAGATGTTAGCCGATGGCTTCATAAACTACGGCGATGACATACAGGAAGTTATGGAGAAAGAAGCTGCGGACTCTAGCGAAATAATGAAGAAGCTGTTTACTATGATTGATGGTATGGCTGCGGCTGATAAGGCTACTAAAGAATCAATAAAGAAAGATATATTTTCTATGCACTTACTGGCTATGCCAGAGGGTACGTTCCGTAAACAGTTTTTACCTCGTGAAGAAATAGCTGGCTTTAACAAAGATGCAATGCGTGACTTTATCGTAATGGGTAATCGCTTTGCGAATCAGTTATCTAATCTTAAGTATGGTCCGAAAATACGTAATGGTATTAGCGCAGCAAAAGATTCTGTACGTACGCACCCTAACAAACTACGGCTAGAAAAGATTATTAGGCGCATCGAAGCCCGTGCTGAAGAAGAACTCAATCCTCCAGAGATGGATAATGGTATAGAGAAGTTCACTAGGTTTGCTACTAAGAGTGCTTTCTTATGGCAGATGACAGCTATTAAGTCTGCAGTCAACCAGATGTCTAGCATTATCACTCATGGTATGCCTACTATGTGGAAGTATTTTGGGGTGGGTAATACTACTGTGGAGATGTTACGGTTTGCAAAAGATGGATATAGACAAGTTGGTATTACAAACTATGATGCAAAAGGTCATATAATTAATACAGCCCCTTCTATCGGTTCTTCTGCGTTAGTGCTTAGCAACCCTGACTATATAAAAGCATTTAACGCTTTTGCTATTAGTGGTCAAGCAGATGCTACTCGTACTATGGACTTAACAGGTCGTGGTAAAACAGCTAGAGAAAGTTATGGGGCAATTAGTAAGTTATCAAATGCGGCTTTAAATACGGTTACGTTCCCGTTCCATTTAGGCGAGCGTTTGTCCCGTGAAATTATGTATATGTCTGCTTTTAATTTGGCTATGAAGAAGTTTGCCAATGAGCCTAATCATAATGTACGGGTTAACAAATCTATCGCTATGGCTTTGGAAGTAACTAAAGAGGCATTGTTTAACTATGACCCAGCCAATACTCCTGAACTAATGCGTAGTGCCCCTGCACGTATAGCGGCTCAGTATTATAAGTTCCAAGTATTTAACATAGAGTTTCTATGCCGTAACTTTGGTGAGATGGTAAGTAAATTACCTAAGGCCGAACGGTGGGGTGCATTTAAAGCATTTGCTGGAACTCTAGGCACTACGGTTTTAATCGGTGGTGTACGTAGATTTTTTATGTATAGCGTAGTTATGGGTGCTATACAAGGTTTACTTAACTTTATTCGTTACTTAAATGACGATGATGATGAAGTACCACTGTGGGAATTAAACTTTAAAAAGTATTTTGAGAATGTATGGTTACCAGAAACATTTGGGGAGCCTGAGATTAACGGTATACCTCTAAGTGAATGGATAGCAAATGGTACTCTCGATAATTTAACCGGTTACGATATGGCATCAGGTATGTCTATGGACTTCTGGTTTGCTGATGAGACTACGTCTAGTGACTGGAAACATGCTCTCGTAGATACCTTGATGAATATTGGTGGCGCTGCGGTAGGTCTTGCGGAAACATGGGCGAGTGCTGCGGATGATGCTACTAAGAATGGTGACTACATCAAAGCATTAGAGAAAGGTATGCCGTCAATGTTCAAGGGTATCTTTACTAGTTTGCGACAAAAAGAAGAAGGGGAACGTACTGGGTCTTTACAAGTTATAAAAGAAGCTAAAGACTTTACAGATAGCCAACTGTTGATGCAAGCACTACTTGGGTATAAAACTAAAGCTTTGGCTGAACGTCAGAAAGATGTGTTCTTAATTAGGAACGAAAGAATGAAGCTAGACAACCTGCGAGCTGACATTATTAAACAGATTGAACGTTCTGCTACGTTAGATAGGCAGGATAGGTTTGATAGGATGATAGACAAAGCAGTTAGGTTTAATAGTATGTACCCTAATCCTGAGTTAGCTATTGAGTTTAAAGATATAGAAAACTCTTTTGATCGTCGTATGGAGTTGATTAAGAAGAATAACAGTGGCGTTACTATGGAGATGAAGAACGCGCTTTTACTGAGGCTTCAAGATAAGAGTGAGAGAAACTTAGCAAAAGAAATAGAAGAGTCTAAATAAAAAACCCCCGGCGGACCGGGGGCGAAGTTCTCTGTGAAGGAGAATAAACGACTAAAAGGAGCTAACTAAAAGTCGTTGAGAAATAGTATAGCCTAAACTCGCCAGACGCGCACACCTTGCACACCATCCTCGATTACAACTTTGATAACCACGTCCATCTGCAGACGGTTTACGACAAAGTTTATCTCTTCCTCAGCAGCTTTGGTATCCAAGCAAGGGATAAAGAACGAAGCCCCCGGCTTGAATGCTTTCCAGTTAATTTGGTACGGTATCCCCTGAATTCGCATCTAGGTAATCATCCACGCTAATGAAGTCAGGTGTGTCACAATTAAACTGCATAACATGAACAGGCGGACCTTTAATCTTAGTGCCTGTAGTCATGCGACGTGTAGTGCTTCCCTGATATACCCCACGAGCTGTAAGCTGCTTTAGTGTGTCCTTGTAGTTAACCTGACGTTCTACGCAGTCATCTCTAAAGTGCTTAGCCACAATGAACATCTTCTTGGTATCAGGTTCATACCGTATAACTAACTCGCCATATGGTTCTTGTATTGGCGCAGGTGCTAGCTTAGTCCTAGCGTCTGTCTCGCCGTTAACGATTAAGATATTACGCAGGTGGCGGTTCATATAGTCACCAACGATGTTAGAAGCATCATCAACTGGAGCAACAGTATCCTCACGAACGTCACGTACCATCGTGGTAGCCCACTTATAAATTGCTTTCATGTCGTAGTTAATTAAACCTAACGACTTAGCAATCAAGCCACCTGTGATATTACACGCTACGACTGCTGACCAGAAACGCTCACGCTGGGTAAGACGTAACTCTTTGTCAATCTTAGCTTGTACTTCGAGTAGGTTACGGATAGCTTCTTCTCTATTAGCCACTAGCCATTGTGCATAGATGTCACCGGCATGTCCATAGTTCTGTAGAAGCTCGTGGTCAAATACACGCTTACCCTCTTCGGTAGATATAGCATCGCTGTAGCCAATCTCATACTCAATAAATCGCATACGCTCACCATCAGGCGTAGCCTTCAAGGAACCTAACTTCTCATAGAAGCTGGCATTAGCACTGGAGAGGGATAGGTTTTGCCAAGAAGTGAGGTTAAGGCGCAGCTCGTTGGCGGACGATTTCTGACGATCCTTACCTCTCCCTTGGGACATAGCGTAGGCTAAATCCGAGAACTCATCTGACTTCATGTTCGTGACTTCGTCCATCGTGAAAGGCAGGTTATTCATCACACCTAGCTTCTGCATACGTGCATTCATTGTATCTCTAGGCATAGCCATCAACCTAGTAGGATGCCCATAAATGCTGTTACACATTGCTAAGGTAGTAGATTTACCTGAGCCTGACTTCTTGAAGATCACATTAACAATAGCGCCACTTAGCCCTGTAAACTTCAACAATGGAGAGCCGAATCCTGTCAGCGCAGCAAATGCGTTTGGTTCTAGTCCGGGTCGATTATACATGTTAAAGCATTCTTTCCACGCATCTAATGTACCTACTTGTGTCATATAGTGTGCTATAGCCGTAGTCTGTGATGAAGGTGGGCTGTAATATATACCTTCTGCTGTTATCTCACGATCTCCAATAATAAATTTACTATCATTATCTGCCCAACCAAACTGTGTTCTCATAAGCTCCGCCTTTCGTTCAAGCTGTAGTTCTTTTATACTAGCTAACACAAACTGTGCTAGTAGTTCCATCTGTTTCGGGTATCCTGCTACACCCCGTTTAGCTAAGATTTTACGTAGGTCATCCTTAGCAATGATGTGGTCAAGTGGTGCAGTAAACTCAGCAACACCGTCACGTGGCAAGTGTAGGCGCATCAAAGCAACCTCACCCAGCTCTGGGTCTTTCATACGCTTAACTACATACAAGTCATGCTCATAGACTAGATCATCTTCAGCATCGTCATCCTTAGCTTGCTTGTATATACCACCTGCCTTACCTCTGTAGAATGGGAATGGGTACGTAGGAATTACATACTCTTCAACTTCTTCTTCTTCCTCTGCTTCCACCTCAACTACATAACCTTCTTCCGTTGGCTCGTCACGTGCAATCTCTTTACCCAATAATATAGGGGTCTTGATCTTGCCTTTGTGTATACAGCCATCGCACCCGCTAGGGTTTTCCTTCTCAAACGTCTCACAGAAATGTGGACCACCGTTGCGCTGTAGGTCATGGACTTTTGTATCCACTTCCTCAGGGTCATACCCCGGATAGTTCTCAGACATCTTGTGTGCTGCATTGACACCTTCTTCGCAGAAAGCCGCTATTGATAAAGCCGAGCGCCATAGATTGTAGCTAATGGTATCTTGGTTCTGATAGCAATGGACTAACTGCTGACAACCCTGACCTTGTGCTGACTTAATCATAATTGTCTTAAACTTCGACACACGATTACCCATAAGGGACATGGTCAAAGCACTACGTTGACGCAATGGGCGAGGGGTGAAAAGCTTTTTAGGCTCATCCACCACACCTAGTATCTCGCGCATCTGAGCAAGACTTGTGGTCTTACCCAAAGAAATTGCCTCTACATTAGAGGGGGGTGAATCTTTAAAGTTTAACGTGTTAGGTATACGTAGGATACGCGCAGCCTCAAAGCACGAGGGGTCTGCCAACAAGTTGTGTATGTCGCACAGTGCATGTAATCGGTTAGATACAGGCTCCCATTCTTCTCTTGATATAACTTCATCCAACACCCAGTATGCGTGTATACCACGTCCTGAGTTAACTAATGTTGGTCTTGGTAATCCTAAGGTCTTACAAAATCTTTGTAGCTCGGCTAAGCCTGTAGCTTGGTCTATATAGCCGTCAATCTTTCCAGTCGTGGGGTCTGGTACCGCCTTATCCGTACCACAGTCAATGTCCATCCAGAATGTTTTGAAGTACTTAGCATTGTCTTTCTTCCGGTTCTCGCCCGTCTCGTACTTGGCACATCCAAAATATACGTTACGTTCTGCTGCTAGAAACTTAGCTACTAATGCGTCTACTTCTTCACGAGTTTGAACTAATTCTTGTAGTACTGACTTTTCCTTAATCCCCACAACAGCGTACCACCCTTCGGTAGCAAGTACTGTATCTAATAGGTCAAAGTTAGCCATGTATTTTTATAGAGGTAAAAAAGGGGGGCAAGCCCCCCAAGCCGCTACGTGCGGGACAGTTAGTTTAGTCGTCGCTCCAAGCACTAACCACATCGGCTAGGTTGGCTTTAGGTGCTTCGCTTACTTCAGGTTTCTTACTGGTTCGCTTAGTAGGTGCAGCTACTGGCTCGTCTGGTTCATCGGCTACCTGTGGTGCTGCGATAGCTTTAGGGGCTTCAGTCTCACCCTTGTCAATAGCACCGGGAGTCAACATAACTGCTTTGAGTGCTTCGGTGGACTCAACTGCTTTAGCCACAACTTCAGCTAAGTCTGGGTCGCTACCCACAAAGTCAACTGCACGGAATAGAACGCTCTGGTTGTCATTGTTCTCGTTGAAAGAGATTTCAGTAACAACACCATCAATGTCCTCACCGTTAGCAATGATGTAGTCGATGTAAGCATTCAGTGGGTGAACGTGCTTAGAACCCTTACCGAATATAGACTTAGATGCAGCTTCAAACTGATATATCTGACCACTGTTATTACCTTCAACTTCTTCTGGCAAGATCACAGCAATACGACGTTTGAAACGGCAAGCTTTAGTATCACCTTGACCTGAACCTTTAACGTTCTGTGGGCAGGTTTCGCAGTTCTTACCTTGTGGTGCTTTGATGCTAGCGTCAGGCTTTTGACCATCGTTAGTCCAGCAATCTGGTGGAGCTGCTTCTGCGTTTGGATCCCATGTCTTAGCATAGAAAGTACGCTGTGCTGTCGCAGGTGCTACACCTACAATGACTACACGCAGAGGACTCTTTAACTTACCTACATCTTCACCGTTAACGATACGCTTGAACATACCATTACGTGGTGAAATACGTGGGATACGACTGCCCGAGTTTGACTTCATCAACGATTGGGTCAGGGCACTTGGGGACTTCTTACCGCCTACTGTGACGGCACGGTTCTTAAAAATAGAGACTTCGCTCATTGTTTACTTCTCCTCACAACGATTTTATATTGGCTGTCAACTAACATGCCGGGTGGAAAAACATCAGGGTTCTCTTCTAAAAACTGCTTCATGTTGGTCTGGTGTATAGCCTTAGCTAGTAAACCAATCGCATCATGTTCTTTGATGAACGTATACAGACTATCCCAATCATTGGTCATGTATTTTGTGGATACACTACGCATGATAGTACCTGCTTTAGTTCTGATTGTATCGGCTCCGTTTTCTTTACAAATGTCTAGCATCTTTTTAGATAGCATATCCATCTGTGCATCCAACTCGGCTACTTCTGCGTCATGCTTCTTCACTAACTCTGATTTAGCATCACGAATCTTAATGTATATCTTTGCCAATTTCTCGGCAGGTATTTCTTCATCTTCCATATCAGCTCCTTTTAAGTATAAGTGTGGGATCACTAAGCCTAGTACTACTAAATACAGAAAGGAAGGGCTTAGCTCCCACTGCCGGTGTTATTTGCGCCACCTCCGGCTGGGCTAGTCAAACAAGTCTGAGGGCTAGGGAAAGGATTCCCATCGCTTTTGCTATGCAGTGAACAAACACAACATCCTAACCCTCAGGCTTCTTGGAACTTCTATATTACACTATTTTCTTACAATGCAATCTACTTTTCTGATAATTCTTGTTTATAGAGTTCAATGATTCGATTGTGATTCTTAATGTTGTTACGTAACATGCTATACATTCTTGTCTCTACTTCACTACCCTTAATATGTACGATAGTCATTGCATTCTTTTGCCCCGGTCTATTGATACGAGCATTAGCTTGCAGGTATGTTTCCACTGAGGTGACAGGTGCGTACCATATTATTGTATCAGCTGCGGTTAGTGTCAAGCCATGTGATGCAGCTTGTGGTTGAATGATTAACACTTTAGGGTCTTGCTGTTCTTGGAAGCGTTTAATAATATCGTTACGTTGGTTCACAGGAACTTGACCACTAATGATCTCAGCCTTGATGCTTGCCTTAGCTAAATGTTCTTTAAGTAGTTGAATCGTATGAGAAAAAGGTACAAACACTAACACCTTATGGCTTGACTCTTCGATAACTTCTTGTACAGCATTTAGTCTATTACTAACATCAAACTCAATGACTTCTTTTGTATCTGAGTAAACTGCGCCACCTGATATCTGTAACAACTTATTGATCTTTACCGCTGCATTAATAGCTGTAACCTCTTCACCTGCCGCGTCCATAACCATCAAGTCTTTTAAAGTCTTGTAGTACATCTTCTGTTGCGGGGTAAGTGGTGCTTCACGTTCAAGATACGTAACATCTGGTAAGTCTAAGCACTGTGCCTTCTCAAAACGAATAGCAGGTTGTAGTGCGTTATGTACAATAACTTCGGCATTAGGACGTGGAACCCATCTGAACTGACCAACCTTCTCCATTACCTTGTCACGGAACTGACCAAAGAACTTAGGCACACCATCAGGGTTAACTAACTTAGCTAGACCATACGCATCTACTGGTGATTGAGCAGCGGGTGTACCTGTCAACATCCATAGCCATGTATCAGTTGTTACTATAGACTTCAATGCTTTCCAACGGTTAGTCTGCATGTTCTTATAAGCAGATGCTTCGTCAGTTACGATCAGATCAAACCTACCATCTTCTAAGATGTCTTCTTTAACAATATCAAGACCATCAAAGTTAATGATTACAAACTCAGCTTCACCCCTAATAATTTCTTTACGTACCTCACGCTTACCATAGGCTATCTCGCAGCTACGGTGTACAGCAAAACGAAATAAGTCTTGTTGCCATGCAGACTTTAAGATAGACAGAGGTGCAATGATAAGTACACGACGGATAAGACCAAGCTTCATTAAGTAATCAGCCGCCCATATAACTGCTGCTGTCTTACCTGTACCTTGCTCGTTAAAACAGAATGCTCTCTTACGTAAGGTTAAGAATGCTGCTGTTTCTTTTTGGTGTGCAAAAGGTTTAAACTGACCGGGGTATTCGTAGTCACGGTTAATCGTAGACGGTACGTTCTTGATCTTTAGACCTGCTAAGTCTTGTGCTTCCTTCAACCCCCAATACACAGCAACGTCATGCAGCCCATCGACTAGGACTTGTACAACTTTGCTACGTTTAATCTTCTCTGTTACTAGGTGAGGACGGCGGGTACGCACGACCAACAACTTATCATCTACGATTTGCATTTTATTTTTTAGGTTTGTTTGTTTTAACCGTATGGTCTGAGTTACGACTAAACGATCTGTTAGCACTGGGTGATTTTAGTTTCAAGTTAGACGGTGCGTTCGTGCCACCTTTAGACAGAGGGATAGTATGATCTATGTCCTTACCTTTACGGTCTATACCTTTCTTGTCCATCTCATTACGAGCACGTTGTCTATCCATTCTAGTCTCATGTTCACCACGATCTAGCTGTTGCTGATATTCTTTTTTGTACGGGCGTTTCTTAGTTACATACGGCATGATTAACCTCTTCTATTATGCGGACACTCCACGACTGGGCAGTACTTACATAGTGGACCAGAATTAGTGTTCCATACATCGTTATTAATTGCGGCTTCCAGTCTTGTTAACTCTGGTTGCATCGCTGATAGATAGGCGGTTCTAAATAAAGCATCATGCTCTTTCTGTACCACCTCGTTACTTACTACAAACAGTAGTGCCGACTTTATGGTTTTAATTTGAGGGTAATGTGTGAACACTGCACCTGCAAGCAAGTCTAGCTGTTTAGTATCTGCATACTTCGCATTCTTACTGGTTTTATAATCGACTAAGAAAGCCTTCTCACCTTGAATAATAAGTAAGTCAGCTATACCTCGCCACCATACCTCTTCATCAAAGAACTCACATGGTGTGAACTCTCCGTCTTTCTTTGCTACACCAAGCTTGATCTCACAGTGCTTCTCGCCCTCGATCTTGTTAAGAGCCTCAAGTGTCGTCTTAATAAAGCTGAACTTAGGGGGTATCTCTACACCATCACGTATGTACAACTCCGCTGCTGTGTGAAGCTCCTTACCGTAGACTGTCGCAGTCGTATCCGAATCTTTGACATCTTTAAGTATCCGTAAGTGATAGTACTTCTTAGGACATTGATCAAAAGTTTTGATACTGCTGTAAGACCAAGCTGGCACTGTCACTTTGAAAGTTCCTTTAATGTAAAGGCAGTAGCTATAGCAGTACTTAGTGTCTCACCTTCACCTACATAATAAAACTCATACTCCCAATCAGAATGGCTAAAGCTGCCTTGCTTTACAGTCGAGTGTGTTGCTATCTCTAGTATCCTACCGTTAAGCGCATGGTACAAAGAAACCTTAAGCGACGGGTTAGTATTGTGTGGGCTTTGGTGCTTTACGTTATCCGCAACCTGCATTTCATTTAACCTAGTTACTGCGGAAATAAAATCTTTTATAAGTTTAATCATTTGCTATACTCTTCATAGTTAGTACGGTAGCCACTGCGCTATGTAACGACGCACCTTCAGGGACAAGGTAAAACTCAGAATCCCAATCTGATTCATGTGAGTTTGGTTTGGGGTTGTATGAGTGAACCTCAATAACTCTACCGTTTATAGCCTTGTGTAAATGAATTCTTATTTTAGCATTTACATTATGTGAAGAGTAAGGTTCTCCATCTGATTCATCTCTATCACCAAATAATCTTCTAAGTCTTTCATGTAAATTTAATTTTCTCATTCAACATTCTCCATAACTTGCACCGTTACCAGCTTCACAGTTTAAGGGTAACTCCATACCCCAATCAGGTCTTATCTTCATGCACATCTCAACAAACTCTTGTGCAGTTTCTACATCTTCCTCTGGTACGATACACGCTATCGCATCATGCACAGTCATCACGACTTTGTACTTCTTAGCTATCAGCAACATCTGCTTACCAATAACTATCCTTGCTAATGCTTGACATACGTTCTCTGTAACCTTACCGCCATATATCCTATTAGGTATAGTCGCTCTACCCTTCTTCGTATCATACACCATTTCTGTATTACCGTCTTCACTAATTACTTTGCGTAGGTTAGGATATTTGACATACATACCGTTGGGTAACTTGATACCTTTACTACCCTCAATCGCTAAAATACCATCACGTCCTAGTGTAGATAATGTGTTGTCTTTTATACAATCCAACGCTTTCCCCGCAGCCCTCCAGAACTCGGGTATCTTTGGGTAAGTCTGCCGATAAACCTGTATGATCCTCTTGCATTCTTCCTCGTCAACCTGTACCCCGAATGTCTTAAGCTGTGCCTGAAACTTAGCCGCACCCATACCGTACCCTGCCCCAAGAATCGTTGTCTTACCAACGAACCTCTCCGCTTTATCAATGTCATTTTCCGCTTTATTATAAATGGCAGCTGCCATCTTCTTATATACATCTTCCCCCCTATCAAAGGCATCAACAAGATCATTCTGTCCAGCTAACCAAGCTAAAGTTCTTGCTTCAATTTGTGATGAGTCAGAGTCAATTATCCTGTAGCCACGTGGTGCATGGATCGCATACTTAATAGGAGAATTTCTTGGCAGGTTTTGTAGATTAACTTTCTCGTCACCACCCCACCGTCCTGTGTGGGCAGCGTAATAGCGTAGGGGAACTGGCATAGACCCACGATCGGCAATGTCAATGAAACGTTGAGTTCTTGTTTCTTCCAACGTAGACTTAACACCTAACCTAGCAGCTACAAGGGTTTGTACTCGTGGGTCTTGGTGTTCTAGTAAAGCTTTGAACTCTTCATCGGTCTTGGCAAACGCATAGGCTTCCTTACCTGTCGCAGCACTTATCTTTGTAGGCGGTACAACCTGTAACTTTCTTAGCATCTCAGCAAACTTATCATTAGACATAAGCTGATCTCTACCAACTGAGTCAACCGCCTTCATTAACTCTTCTTTGTTATTCTTAACGTGTAGCAAATGCTCTTTTAGTCCCATCTGATCTATACGCAACACTGGTTCACTAAACATACGTATAGTCAAGTCAATAAGCTTAAGCTCATCCTTGTCGTAGCCCTGTGACAGTATCTTGAATAGCTCTAAGGTTAAGTGGCAGTCGTTCTTACAGTACTCACCATACTGTGCTAGCTCTTGGGCGGTGAAGTCCACACGTCTTTTTCCGAGTGCATTGACAACCTCCGTTCCCTTCTTACCAAGCTCATAATACTCGGCAAGCGCAGCAAGGCTTCCACCAACCTCAATAGTGTGTAGTGCACGTGCCATGCTAAGCGTATCGAGCCACCCCCGAGGACTAATCCCAAAACGCCAACTAAGTATAGCGGCATCAAACATAGCGTTGTGAGCCAGTACAAGGTGTTGTTCAAGATTGAGTGACTTGAGATAGCTTTCAATCTGGGTCTGTGTTCCGCTAAACCATTCAGCATCTTTTCCATCCTCCTTCACTCCTACACCTATAGTTTCAAACCGTTTGTCACGGATGTATTCTTCAGTAGTTATCTTTGATAGACTAAACTCTTTGTCGTAGTAAGTCTCAAAATCAAGTGCGATTATTTTCATAGCTTAGCTAACTTTTGTTTTAACAACTCACCTAGTCCTAACACTCCAGTACCCCCACCACCTGAACCACCAAGACTAACAAGCATTCTAGGGTCATTCATTCCATGTGCATACCTTTCAGTCGCTGAATATCGTAACGGTTCTTCTTCCGTCTCATATAGCAGCGTAGACATAACCTTCTCGGTATACACACTTCTATATATCTTACGCATGCCTTCAGCTAGTGCTTTTAGTTCTTCTTCTGTAAGTGCATGGTTCCAATCTATATACCCGCCACTTCCTTTGGGTATCATGGCACTCCATTTATTATCTTGCCCCCTAAACTCTTCAGGGTTAGACTCCATGCGCTTAAGCAGTATCTTTACCCCATCACAAAATTCTTCACTCATCTTGTATGCTCCTTTAGTATCTGCTCTATTAAATCTATGTTGGTTTCATTAATCACTGCGGCTACACCCTTAGCTTCTTGAATCTCATCAATTTCTTTTTTCTGTAGTGCTGTGGTTGTGTTGCTACCTGCCTTGCACTCTATAGCTATGAACTTACCGTTAACACAAGATATGATGTCAGGTATACCTGCACGTCCATAGCCATTTGCTGCGGGGAAAAAATAGTATGCATTGTATTGTCTCAGTAGCTTAACTACTTGGGCTTTAACTTTAGCTTCGGGTGTGAGTGCCATGATTACCTCTTTGTTTGTTTTTCAATAAAGGCTTGCAATACCTCTCGTACCTTCTTACTACCATTCGAGTAGTTGTCTCTGAAGTGTTCGATGATGTGTTCTGGTACTCGGATAGTCATAGACTTCATGCGTACTTTCTTAGAGTTTCTTGTTACTACTGTCGTTGACATACTTCTACTCCTGATTAAAAAATTTATATAGTATACACAACGCTGTACAAGCAGCCATAGCTACACCGAATAAGATACCTATAAATATAAACATCGCTTGTATCCAAGTCATTTACCACATACTCGCTTTCTTGCTGCGGTTAAGTCGGAATCAAACCACCATGCTACACACATGTCATCCTTTTGCTTCTGTGTTAGCTCTACTTCCTTTTGCTTGAATACATTCGGTGCACCTACAAAATCATAGGTAAGCTTGCATATAATTGCAGCTAAACAAAACCCCATCATCGCTAACCAAATCGTAGCTAGGTCATTCATAATCTTTTCTTTCATGTGTTCTTCTCCTTTAATTTTGCTTCTATGAGTTTAGCTATATGTCTTTCCCAGCTTGGCTTGTAAGTACCTAAAATTTCGTTTCTTTCCTCATCCGTCAGACCTACCCATTGTTTCTTTAAATGCGCTTCAGTCCATCCTCTTCGCTTCGCTTCCTTTGTTAGCATTACTCCCCCTTCTTAAACCTACCCTCGTGTACCATGTCCTCGAACACAGTCCATAGCTTTTGAAACTTATACTCATACAGGGTCATTAAGCATCTCATATCCTTAACGCTAGCTCCTTGCTCATCTAGCATCTTCATCTCGTCGAGGATACCCCAACAACTAAGTATGTTATGTTCTAAGTCAAATCTATCAGCCATATTACCCCCATTGGTTATCTCTTAGTGCTTTGTTCTTAGCAGCAGTCTCCCTCTGCTTCGCATTTTTACGTTCACGTTTCTCTTTACTTTCTTGCGACTCCCACTTCTTAACACCATGCGATGCAATCCATGCGTTGTACATCCAGTTGGTAACAGGGTGCTCCCATGCTACTTCCTTAGCTATAGTGTTTTGATACCACACTACGAATTCATCTCGTGCTACTTTAGATTCTTCAAGGGCTAAAGACTTTTGTCTTTCTATCTCCTTAGCAAATAGCTTTTCTTCTTTGTCATCTAGTTCTTCAAGGTCTAATTCTTCGTCAAGTTGTTCGTTCATCGTATGTTCATCCCTCTACGTAAGATTTTAATTGATCGTGCTTCGTGTATAGCGTAACGCTTATGCCCATCAACCATGTCTACCTCATGACTAGCGTAGTCCTCACCTAATACAAGTGATGTAGGTTGGTCAAAGAACTTACGCTCTTTCATCTGTGGGTCAGGGATTACACGACCATCACCACGCTTGTGCTCATGGAAGAACTCGTTGGGTGTAGCTAGGCGCAATACTTTTACTACCTTGTCAATCTCTTCTACACCCTTGTTTGCTACACCTTGTAAAAATATCTGTTGCTGTGTCGTTAACATATTAGCTCCTTTAGTAATCGTAATCATCTTCAATGTAATAGTCTGCTACTTTGTTTCTTCTATCTTCGTTCTTATGTCTAATTTCAGTTTTAAGTTTCTTGATTAGCTCCTTATCTTTCTTAGGCATTGCGGGTTGCTTCTTATCACTGTGCATCTTAGGTAGTACAGGTGCTTTCTGTGTCCGCTGTTTGGGGGTATACAAATCCTCAAATGATTGGAAGTTAAGACTACACTCCACGCACTTGCGTCTGCGCCACACCCCCGTGCCACGCTTCTCAGTCTGCGTTACTTTAGTATGCTCATCGCCACACTTAGGACACTTCATTAACCTCACCCTTAGGTAAAAATACTAGGAAACCCTGTTTGGTACGTACACCTACATCTTCTAACAAGTCACCTTCCTCTACTAACTTAAGTAAACCTAGCTGCGCTCTTAGTTCAATCGGGATAGTGTTTACATCGTAGGTAGTTACCTTGTCATTACAGGATACCACATATTGGTCTTTGTGTATGACAACTGCATAAAAATTATTATTGTTCCCTATCTTAGCGATGCGCTTGAACTCATCTACCTGAGTTTCATATCTCTCCACTACCTCTAACGTAGTAGGATCAACGCTAGCTTTGTATGACTCCCAATTAGCCCTAATGAAAGCCTTCTGCGATGCGTCTAGCTGGTACTCTGTATTTTGTGCTGCTCGTTCCTTGAATGCTACTGTGTGTCTATACTGCCCAACACCTAGTGTAAGCACTTGCTCCAGTATTTCTATAACGGGCGGAGGGTTAAAGTATTTATTTACAGCTTTCATAGCTAGGGGTAACTTGATAGTCTCAAATGTATGCCCACGCTCCCTGTCCATTGCTAGCCTACTGTTGAACACAACATACGACGGTGTGTTATTACCATTCTTATCGTACTTATAGCCCAATCTAACATCACCTATTTCTACTCGTGGGTTCTCATCGTTGAATACTTTGAAGCTAGATGATTTTGGGGTATTGTTATCCTCGCCTGTATATCTAACATTAGCGGAGACAAACTCCCACTGCGGATACTTTACGGCTAGGGCATCTATGAACGGCATCATATGTTCATGTACATCTAGTTCTATATGCTCACCTTTCATCATATCCCATCTTGATGACTTTACATTCGGGTATTTATATGCCATGTTAAGCTCCACTCATTAGTGCTACTTGTCTGTAGCGGTCACGTTTAACTACACCTTCTGGTACTTCTATTTTAGTTAGT